GAAGAGAGTCAACAATTTCTTCTAGCATACGGAGTGCTTCAATTCCACCGGCATAGCCAGCATTAAAGATAGCATCTTCCAAATGCTCTAAATGTTTGAGTTTTTCTTCCTGAAGATACCGCCCTACATTAGTAGGTTCTTTTACGTATGTACTAAATTTTTTCATTATTTTTTCAACTTCATTTTAAAGCCAAGTTTGTTGCCAGAAGAGTACCCCGGCCATCCGAATTGAAAATCAGCATCTTTGAAATGGTTACTTGCGAAGGTCATTTTATTGGTCAGGACATTTACATTCATTTGTATTAGTGTAACTTGTCTGGCCACATTTATCAATGATTTTTTAATCGCTTTATCTTTATTTAATATCTTGTATATTGTCTCTCCTAGTGGAGATAGAACAAATCTTTTTAAGTCTCTCCCTTCAAGAGTTTTTTTGCCCGGCATTGAATATTTCTTATGCCAGCCCTTTAACTTATTTGCTAGTTTTTTATTATCGTACTTTTTACACCAGAGGTCAACAGATTCTAAAGTGATTCGGTCTACGCTCATACCCATTATCTTCGCAAGGTCTTTAATAACTTTAGTATTAAGATATTGATGTAACATAATCATTTGTTCTTTGGCGCTGAAATTACCAACTATATTGAATACTTGTAGAGCCTTCTCTTTGGAATGGTCGGCGTTTGCTGTTTTGGCACGATTTTTAATAGCATCAATGATGTTTTGGACAGTAACTTTACCACCACCGCCAGACTTAACTGAAATGGGATATTGTATTCCCATACGGACTCCATAAAAATCAATTAGTTTTTCATTACTTGCTGTAGGGAAAAATGATTCTCTAAATCTAAGTGCGGACATTGCCCAAACGGCGGAAAGGATTTCTCCGAAATCTGCTGATACTTTGGCTAAATCCTTCTTTGAAAATTCAAGTTTATCCAATGATATTGATGTACTCTTTGTATTTGCCAACTTTAACAGTTTAATTAATTCTTCTGCTGTGTTTCCTTCGGGGTACTTGGCTTTTAACGCGGCACTCGTTAACTTTATGAGAGTTTTACTATCTACTGTTTGCCCTGCCAAGCCAAGAGTGTCTGGAGTTAAGTCTTTGTTTGCGAATATCTGACCCCCGGATGAGGTCTGAGAAATTTCGGAATTCACCCAATAGAGTGATGTGCCCTTCGGAATCTCACCATCGTCTAAATCGGTAGATGCTGTAAGCGTATAGGTAGGATATTTATCACTAACTACGATATCGGCATCTTTTACTTTAAGCCCCATACCAAGAAAAAACGCAGAGAAAGCCGTCCCATCGCCCTTCATTGCGAAACGGATGTGATAATCTCCCCTACCAGAACCAATAGTTTTAATGCCTTGGTCTTTTACTGCTTTGTTGACTAGAGATTTTAGTGCTTTGGTTTCACTGGTGACTGCTTCAGATAGACGAACAAATGTACTAAATTTTTTCATAATGGGCCTTAATGTAATACTACATCTTATTACATATTTATAAGAATCAGACACTACATCTTAAAGTCTTTGAAGGCCTTCTTCTTGTTTGCACTGGAAAACATCGACTCTGCTTCCTCATATGAGCGCGGCCCACTAGTCACGGAAGTCGTTCCAATGATGTCCTCTTGGGCAGATTGTTCAGCATCATACCACTTCATCTTCGGTTTGTCTATACCAATCACAAATCGTCTATTGATAGCAATATCACCGTGACGATTTTTCAATTGTTTCACCATCACCTGATTCAGTTCCTCTAATTCCTCTGTTTGAATAAGAGCAAGAAAGAGGTCAGCAGTTGCTGGTAGACCGAAGGATTCTGATGTATCTTCCAGACCGACATCTGAATTGCCGAAACCAGAACGTGTGGTCTGTGTTGCGGACCAAATTGGCACGTTGTATTCAACTGCTAGACCTCGGAGTTCTTCTGCTATCGCCTTGACGTATGTATAAGAGTTAACAGATTGAGAACCTACGAGCCTCTGGGATGCACATATATTAAGATAATCGACATAGATAATGTCTGGTTTAAAATCTTTCTTTAGTGATAATTCGTTTAATAGATGCCTAATATGTCCTGTATGCGCCTGTGATGTGGGGAATTCCTTAATGATTATCTTCCCTTTGACTTTCTGTTTAAGTTGTTCCATCTTACGTTCATACATTACTTTGGTTAAATCTTTCAGACGATTCAACTCAATATCAAGGAGATTAGCATCGATTCTTTCAGCAATACGCTCCTCTGCCATCTCCATTGTAACGTATAGAACATTCTTTCCTATGGTCAAATTCGATGCGGCCATATGACACATTCCGATTGTCTTACCGACACCAGTACCAGCCATAAGAATATTTAATGATTTTCGTGTGACTCCACCTTGGGTAATCTTATTCAGATATTCAATGTCAAACGGAATCTTCTCTTCTCGTGTATGATAGAATTCATATCGGTCATCGGAATCCTCTAGGAAATCGTGACCGATATGTGTATCGAATGTTACTGCTAGAGCATCGGACAATAATTCGGGTATCGCACCATCAGTTTTCTTCTTGTGCTTACCATCAATAATCTCAATCGACTCCATAATAGCATTATAGACTGCCTTGTCTTTACAGAATTTCTCTGTTTCATCAAGGAGCCATTGCTGATTATTGTCTATCTTTCCAAGAGATTTGATTAATGCGGACGCCTCATCATATATCGTTGAAGATAAATCTGGTCGTTCATCAACATTTATCTGAAGGGCTTCCCTAGACGGAACATCATTGTATTTTGAATAGAATTTTTGTATCTCGTGGAATACTGCTTTCTCTGTAGCATCGTGGAAATACTCTTCTTTCAGAAATACGATGGACTTTCTGGCGAACTCTTCATTGTGTAAGAGATTCGATAATATCGTGGCTTCTATATTCACGTATTTAACCTCTTCTCTGCATTTGCCATTTCTAACTTAATGGCTTTCGTTATCATATATTCTACCAATTTATAGACCTCCTCTTCATATTGAGATTTATCCAAAGGATTATCATCAATGAAATTATATCCAAACGATATTTTATCACAATCGTCTGATATTGTCAAGTCATATATGGCAAAGACTGTTGAATCTTTAGTCTTTACATAGAATACGTCTTCCTTATTCCTCATCGGCTACCTCATCAGCATCTATAGATTTAAGTAACCCAGTGCCAATGGCGTAGCGATTCTCTACATATTCTTTAAATTTAGGAGTATCAATAATAGATTCCCAGAATTCTTTGTTGTCTGTAGTAGTTACTCGTACTTTAATTTCTTCAACTTCGCCCGTTTCCATATCGACTTTTGAATACCAACCCATAGAAGGTTTAGTAACAAATCCGCCCTCAAGAGCAACGTCTAGTAATCCTGACCATTTCTTAATACCACCTTCCCACGTCACGGAAATTGGAATCTTCGATTTCTCTTTAACAAATCTGGACTTCTCTACATTGATGATAAAATTGTAGCCTTGTATCTCTGTTCCCTTCTTGTCTTGTTGTCTGCCGATAATCCAGATATTATCTGCGGAGTAATATACTCCAGTACCACCAGAAACAACTGCTTTAGAGAACATCTCTTGTGTTTGGTAGGTATGATTAACTGCTACAAGAGGAACATCTCTTAATGTAAGATAGGGAGTTATCATCCTAAACAAAGACTTTAACTGTTTTGCTCGTGTCATATCTGCAACGGACTTTTCATTCTGTGCATCTTCGACTTCTTTCTTGGAAGCGAGGTTGCCAATAGAGTCTATCATAATATAGACCTTATCTTCAACTGCCAGTCCATCAAGTTGCTTGACTAGGTCAAATTTCAACTCTTCAATATTCTTAGTTGGAACGTGTAGAACTCTGTCAGTATCAATTTGCAAAGAACTGAAATAACTCTGCGGTGTGCCAAATTCTGAATCGTAGAAAAGACAAATTGCTTCTGGATACTTATCCATATAAGCCTTCATCATCAACAGTCCAAATGCTGTTTTGAAATGCT